GGAGAATGGAGAGGGAAGAGAAGAGTCAGCTACATCAGCATCAAATTCAGCTTTGTCTTTATACTCCTTACCAGTCCTTTTGTGTTTAATTTTTTCTACTGCATGTGCAGGTATTCTTCTTATTTCCATATTACCGTCCTTGTCCTTTATAGCGTTGTTTCTTCATACTCTTTTTTTTGTGTTTATTCAATCTCTTTGTGTGTCTTCCGGGTCTTTTTTTTGGTGTCTTTTTTGTATAAATGTTAACACCAAAAGTTGGTTTTTTCTTAGCCATTTTCTTGTGATCTATCTATTTGAGCATAACTAATTATACCTTGTAATTCATTTGCAGTGCCAGCAGTCATTTTTAAAGAATCACCTTCCTCTAAAACTAAAGTTTGATTTATAATATCAACAACTTCATTCGCAGGAATAGCTTTGTTTCTAATTCTAAAAGTAGCTGATGCTGAACTATCTGTAAACTGAACTGATAAATTTACAGGTGAACCAGAGGCGTTATCTATTTGTATTTGTTTTACTAAAAATCTAGCGGATGTCGGGGACGTTAAAACAGTTGTTGTATCTGTAGTTGTCAAATTTACTCCTGCATTTTTATATTGTATCGTCATGATATAAACCAGTTGAAGGTTGATTGTTCATTCTTAAGATCCTGCTGATAAGAAGTATTGAGTTGTTGTTTTACTGTATCTAAAGATTGTAAAACTTGTCTTTGATTTTCAGGCTGATAAGTTTCTTTAGGTTCTGGAATGTATGCAGTAATTTTAGCCATTATCTTCTTCCATCAGGTTGAACATCCGCACGGAAAGTCCCGTATCTCCAAGATTGACCTGTGCTTGTGTTTTCTATTTTTAAACTTGCAGCTCTCCCTCTCGCTCTTGTATCAACCTTTTGTGTTGATCCTGAAACAGTAAATGGACCCAAAGGAGACGAAGCAGCCGTGTCTACAGGAAAATCTTTTAAGTTAATTGTAATCTGAGCATCACCAGTTATTCTTTTAAAGTCTGGTATAAACCTTCTAATTTTTGTAAAAAATTCGCCGTTACCATCTAAAGAAAGTTGAAAATCTCCTGACTGAACATTTGCTAATATAGCCGTAGTTCCTGACGTATTTACTTGATCAACACCTTTTTCGTGCTCATAAAAAGTTGATGCGCCATTAGTATTTGTAACACCTTTAATTGTAGGAAAGGTAGGAACCCCGGTCAAATTATATTCTGTAGCGTAAGGATGATCGAACAATTGGGCATCGTAATAAGTCGATCTAGCTAACGAGCCTGTCGTCCAAACACCTTCAGTATAATTGAATGTAACATTTCGATCTATTATGTTAGAACCTGATTTTGGATAGTACCATGTAACCTCACCAAAAAGTGTGTTGTAGCCAGCGTAAACTTTTTTGGCTTGATCAAATTCTATACCTAAGTCTCCTGTGTTATTAGTTGTAAATACAAAATCCTCCACAGAACAATCAAGACTTTTAACAGTACCATCGTAAACAAAAAATCCTCCAGAATCAGCCATCCAATAAACTATACCGTCTGCATAAACAACCGCATGTTTTCCAATTAAACCACAGTTAGATCCAACTTTTCTTATTGAGAATGTAAACGGAGGTCCTACAAATTGAGAAATGTAAGCAGCCGTGTCAGTTAATATAAAAATATAATCCTTACCTTTTACAGCACCTCTAATCTCTGTGCCATCATCAAGTTGGAAAGTTCCAGCTGTATTAGTAGAGGTCGGAGCATAATCTGCTATGTCCTCTTGATCTGAGAATCTAATAAACATTTTATCTTGTTTAGCTGGATCACCTATTGTTGTTTCTGTACCTAAATGAAACAAGTGTCTGTCTTGATCAGAAACAATTGTCATGACTGAAGCAGTTGGATTTCCTGATGCCACTGCTGCTCTAGTTTGAGGAGCGTTTGAATTAACATTGATTGGCTCCCAAGTAAAAGTTTTTCCGTCTAATATTGTCGCTACTAAATTTTGTCCAAAATTATCTAAAGACCAATCAGCTGATGGTAAAACAACTGTGCTGGCAGATGAGGCCTCACCCCAACCAACAAAGTTTGCAGTGTCCTCGACTATCGTTCCGTTAGAATGGGCTGATCTAGTTGAACCGTTAGCACCCCTTGTAATTCCTGTAAGATCGTTCGATGACTTTCCGGTGTACGTTATTAATTCACCCCCTACTAAAATTTCTCCAGTGGTTGGAAATAAAGTTGCATCCGCTAAGGTTATGTTTGTTGCTGAGCCATTGTTACCTTGTGCGTCATCGGCCAAAGAACCATTTAATGTTGAGGATATTGCACCAGCTAAACTACCACTCCATAAACCTGTGCCGTAACCAAAACCAAACGTTTGATTTAACGCTCCTGGTTTGACATATGGATTTATTGATGCAGAACCAGATGCTAAAGCTGTGCCTGAAGAGGTAGTATCCATCGTGATAGTAAAAGAATTAATGTCAGGCGTGGTTACTACTTGAAAAGTTCCATTAAAATCATCTGCAACAAAACCTGTAGGAGCTGAGGTGATTGTGAAAGTAAATAGATCTCCAACTTCAAAGCCATGTGAGCTTAGATTAACGGTGACTGTAGCAGAACCGCTAGATGTATTGAAAGTTGCTCCAGTTTTTGCGGTGTCTAAAGGAGTTATATCGTAAAAAGCCTCTGAGTAATAAAGTATTAAAGCTTTGTGGGTACCGATAACAACATATCTTCGACCATCTAAATCAGTCCATTGATGTTGAGCTCTTGCTGCACCAACAATGGTGCTGGCTGTCAATTGTTCCCAACCACCAATTTTTTCAGGAAGACCATATCTAAACCTAACATTATCACCGTCAATGTATTGTCCCTCTGCAGCTGTCGCAGTAATTTGTTTATTAAAACCAGGTCTTATATTAACAAAATTTAAAGGCATACGAAATTATACAATATCTAATCTGGTCTTTCTACACAGGCTCTTTTGCTAGTTTTATAGTCCATTCTAAAAGATTAGATATATCGTTTAAATATAATATTTTCTTTTTCTTCTGCTTTATAATTTTATTTATTTCATCCGTATCTAATACAAGCCACTCTCTATCTGTTTCAATAACCAACTTATCAGCTTTTGTATCTAATCTTCCTGTCTGTGATGGCATACCCTCTCTTTCTATAGTATCCCTCACATCAAATTTGTGAAAGGTGTTTTTACCTTTTAAAACTCCTGCAATATTCCACGATGTTTTTTCAACAGGATATTCAATTGCTGTTAGATATTTAGAAAATCTATTTAAAATTGTCATTGCAATATTCTACTTAATTATTTATAAGAAACAAATGAGAAAGTTAACTTCTTTGTTTGCTGTCCCAATCCTACAGACACAAATACCAATAACTCAAAACATAAATTCTTTTATAAATAAACAAGAAACAAAAACCATAGAGCCGGCTAGAAATGGGATCACCTCAAAAGATAACTATATTTTAGATAATAAAAAATTAGCTATGTTAAAAAAACAAATATTACACGAAATAAATTTTTATAAAGAAAACATCCTTTGTGTTAGAAAAGATATAAATCTTTATATAAAAAACTCGTGGATTATAATTCATAAAACTAATCATTTTTCTCATGCTCACTTCCATTTGAATAGTTTTTTAAGTGGCATTTTGTATATCAAAACTCCTGCAAATTCAGGAGACATAACTTTTTATAATAATTATGCACGTACATCTTTGTTGCCATTACTTAATATACCCTTTGAAAAATATAACGAATATAATTCATCTAATTGGACAATACCTGTAAATGAGGGTAAATTATTACTATTTCCATCAGGTTTACAACACAGTGTACCAAATAATTTTAGTGAGAATACTAGAATTAGTTTAGCTTTTAATGTATTAATTAAAGGAGACCTAAAAGAGTCAGAAATAAGTCATTTAAATTTATGAATCTAAAATACGATTATTGGTTTTTTAAAAAGGCGCTATCAGATAAGTTTGTTGATGATTTAGTGAAAATTGGTAAACAGAGAATTAGTAAAACAGCAATCACTGGTAGAGAATTAAGAATCTTAAAAAAAGATTCAAGAAAAAAATTAAACAAAAAAGAGTTAAAGAATCTAAAAAAAATTAGGAAATCAAATATTGTTTTTATGGATGAACCTTTTGTTTATGAACAACTAAATCCTTTTGTTAAAACAGCTAATGAAAGTGCAGGATGGGATTTTCATGTCGATTGGAATGAGTCTTTTCAATTTACTAGTTATAAAAAAGACGGCCACTATGATTGGCATCAAGATTCTTGGCATGAAACGTATCAACATAAAGACCCTAACTTTAACAATAAAATAAGAAAATTGTCTGTAATAGTTTCTTTATCTGATCCAAAAGATTATAAGGGCGGCGATCTTTTATTCTCGTTTCATAATCCTAATTCAAAAAAAAGTGTACCTCACAAAATAAATCAAATCAAAGAAAAAGGTTCAATCCTTGTTTTTCCAAGTCATGTATGGCACAAAGTAACTCCTGTAACAAAGGGAAAAAGATACTCATTGGTAATGTGGGTTTTAGGACCTAAGTGGAAGTAAAATGATAAGAGAGACTTTATTTCCAACTCATGCTTATACACTAAACGACGCGATCATGAAAAAAGACAACGCGATTATAAAAAGAGATATTATGAATAAATTAAAAAAAACGAATCGTCCCTCTTGGCAGTCAGAAAGTAATTTACATTTAAAACAAAAATACAAAAGCTTATGTGATCAAATAATTAAGATGGCTACAAAAATATTTGAGGAGCAAGATATACAATATGAAACATTTGAAATCACTTCAATGTGGGCAAATGTATTAAAAACAAATGAAAATTTTCATGCACACACTCATGCAAACAATTATTTAAGTGGTGTGTATTATGTTCAAACAAAAAATACACATATAAACTTTTTAGATCCAAGACCTCAATCTAATGTTATTAGACCTGCTGTAAACAACTATAATATTTTTAATTCATCTGTTTTGCTATTATCAGCTACAGAAAACAAATTAATACTATTTCCATCATGGTTGCAACATTACGTAAGTTCTAATAAAGACAAAGAACCAAGAATAAGTGTTTCTTTTAATATTATGTTTAAAGGCCAATTATCAACTTTACAAGCAAAAGAATATAATGAGTTTTAAAAAAAATAAATATACAATACTAAAAAAAGTTTTGTCTCCTGATGTTGCTGATTTTTTTTACAAGTATTTTTTATTAAAGAGGCAGGTAGCTGCAACTTTCTATGAAACAAAATTCTTACCTGAAAATAGAGAGGAGTGGGGAACATGGGGAGATACACAAGTTCCAAATACTTATTCTCATTACGCGGATTTAGTAATGGAAACATTGCTTGTTAAACTATTACCTGTGATGCAAAAAACTACAGGACTAAAATTAAATCCAAATTATTCTTATGCAAGAATATATAAAAGAGGAGATGTTTTACACCGACACAAAGATAGATTTAGTTGTGAAATATCTACAACATTAAATCTTGGCGGTGATCCATGGCCAATCTATTTAGAACCAAATAAAAATGTAGGGATACCAAATGGTAAAAAAATTACTATCACAAGTAAACACAAAGGAGTGCCAGTAAAATTAAAACCAGGTGATATGCTAATATATGAGGGTAATAAGTTAGAACATTGGAGAGAAGAATTCAAAGGAGCTGAATGTGCGCAAGTTTTTTTACATTATAATAACGCTGCTACCCCCAATGCCGATAAAAATATTTTCGATGGTAGAGTGCATTTAGGCTTGCCTACTGCGTTTAGAAAAAATGATTAGCCAATATCTTTATCCTAATTTGATACTAAAAGTAAAATTTGAAAATCATAAAAAATATAAAAAAGAATTATTAAAGCTTATTAATAAAACAGATGATGAAGATTGGAAAAATAGAACTGAATTTTATAATGATAAATTAAAAAAGACTGATTGGCCTAAAGCTGATGATTGGAGCAGGCCTTGGATAAAACTTATTGCAGATCCTTTATATCTTAAATTACAAGAGTGTGCACAAAAATTAGGATATAAAAATATTAAACTTCATAAAATGTGGTATCAACAATATTCTAAAGGAGATTTACATAACTGGCATATACATGATGGAAGTTACACAGGAACTTACTATTTAGAGTTTGATAAAAAAGCGCCCTCTACTCAATTCTTATATCCATCAAACTTAAATAAAGGTTTTACAATAGATGTCGAAGAAGGTGATATTTTATTTTTTCCTTGTAGTTTAATTCATAGATCACCCGCATCAAAAAGTAATAAAATTAAATCAATAATCTCTTGGAATATTGATTTTGATTTGATACAAACTCAATACTTGCGTAATTTAGACAAAGTAAAAACAATTCAAAAGGAAAAAAATGACAGACGAAAAAGATAAAATAATTGCAGATCTTAAAGTAAAACTTGATATGGCAGAACAAGTAAAAAAATCTGAGGTTTTGTTAAACACAGATCTTAGAGAGACTATAGAAAAACAAAAATTACATATAACAACTTTACAAAAAATTAATGAAGATTTTTCTAATAAATATGCAGCGATGAAAGTAAAATACGATAAACTCCTTAATGAGTAAAATATTAGAACTTTTTCCTACTCCAGTATATTGTTCAAAATTAGAAAAAGACATAACTAAAAAAGAATTAAATTTTGTTTATAAAGCTGAAAAAACAAAAATCTTACACGGTAAATTTACTAAAAATGGCAGATCAAAAGATACGCACGTGTTAGAAAATACAGTG